GTCCTCCTCGCGTTCCGAGTAATCAACAGCCACGCCGCTGCCCTCCGTCTCAGTCGAAGTGTCCTCCTCGCGTTCCGAGTAGTCAACAGCAACGCCGCTGCCGTCCGTCTCAGTCGAAGTGTCCTCGGTTCGTTCCGAGTAATCAACAGCAACTCCGCTGCCGTCACTCTCAGTCGAAGTGTCCTCCTCGCGTTCCGAGTAGTCAACAGCAACTCCGCTGCCGTCCGTCTCCGTCGAAGTGTCCTCCTCGCGTTCCGAGTAGTCAACAGCAACTCCGCTGCCGTCCGTCTCAGTCGAAGTGTCCTCGGTTCGTTCCGAGTAGTCAACAGCAACTCCGCTGCCGTCCGTCTCCGTCGAAGTGTCCTCCTCACGTTCCGAGTAATCAACAGCAACTCCACTGCCGGATGTCCCAGTCGAAGTGTCCTCGGTTCGTTCCGAGTAGTCCCCCGAATCGACGACATACATCTCCCTCACACCCACCAGCTTCGCCAGGGTGTCAAGCTGAGCGCCAGCCATGCTCTTCCATACGTCAGCCAGGCTCTTCGCTCCCTCAGTGTTGCCAATCCATAGAGCAGCCACATACTGCGAAGCGTAAACCTCAAATGTCGTATTTATCAGATTCGCCAAGCCACTGTTAAACCTCATGACGTCGTTCAGCTCTATGCCGACGCTCGTACCATCATAGCGGATACTTATCAGGTTGCTGCTGCTAAGCCTCAACGCCAGTTCAGCCTCAGCCTCCGAGATGGCAGTCTCTAGCAGCACTCCCAGCGCATCGTCATTGTCAGGCGTGGCGGCGACAATCGCAAAATCGCCCGACTGCCTGCCCGCAATGGCCGTAAGCGCATAGACGCGCTCAAATATATCCGATGTCTTGACGCTTATACTGCTCATCCTATAATCGCATTACTCTTCTTTGCATACTCCTTATAGCGCTTGAAGATGTCTGCCATCTCCTTCTGTTCATTCTTCTTGTCCTCGCAGTAGGGCTTGAACGAAGCAATTCTCTCCAGCGCCCACTTCCAGTTTCCGTCGAAGCAGATGGCACGGTCGTCCAGATAGATGTCAGCCAGCGGTTTGCCCTCGTTGGTTCCCTCCGGCTGATCGGGATTCTCGTTTATAGCATCATAGACGATTTCGTTATCCTCCAGATACTTCTTAAACTTGGCAGTCGGCTTTCTCGTGGTGAAGATGATTATCGTGTAACCATTCTCCTTCAGCACCTTCAGCGCACTCTTCACGCCAGCCACAGGCTCTCCAAACTTATCCTGCTCAAACTCACCGTCGTACTGAGCGATAACTCCGTCAAAGTCTATACAGATTGTCTTCTTCATTGTTTATGATGTTTATTTCCACAAATATAGGAACCTCCAACCTTATTCCTTTGATATAATAGAGCATTTTGTTTTATCCAGCCTTTCTCACCTATATTATCTTATTTTGCCTTATTAATTATAACGACTCAATATGGCAGATAGAATAGACGATTCACTCCTTTACGAGCGCCGCTACTTCGATGGCGAACGCCGCGCGGAGCGCTGGCTCCGCGTAGCCTACAATGCACACTGTCGACTGGCTCCCTTCCGCAAGATGCGCGCCAACTGCAAGGCCTACGCCTATGGCAAGCAGTACGAGCGGAGCCTTATCACATACAATGGCCGCACTATGACCAAGGAGAAGTATCTGGAAGAGAAGGGTATCCCCGCCCTGCAGACCAATATCCTCGGCAAAATCAAACGTGTCGTGCAGGGACAGTTCCGTGGCAACAACACTGCGCCTATCTGCAACGCGGTCGACCCCGCCGAGAAGGAGGCAGCGGAGGTCTACTCCGTTCTTCTTCGTCAAAACATGAAGCTTAACGACCGCAGTGAGATGGACGCTCGTGAATTCGAGGAGTTTCTTATATCTGGGCTATCCGTCTACAAGGTTTTGTGGGCGCATCGGGAGGGCAAAGAGGACGTCTTTGTCGATAAGATAAACCCCAACTCAGTATTCTTCCCCTACTCGCTCGACTATCGTCTCCACGACATCCAGTTCTGCGGAATGCTTCACGAATACGACTTTACAAAGCTCTCATCGCTCTTCGCCCACTCCGACCACGACCTTGAACGTCTGCGCGAGATCTACCAGCACTGCATGGACATGGAGTACGTCGCTTCGCAGTACTCCACCGACCGTCGCAACGACATCGAGAACACGTCGTTCTTCACTCCCGCGGAGTATGGCAAGTGTCGCGTCATCGAACTGTGGACCAAGGAGCGCCGCAAGGCATGGCTCTGCCACGACCCGCTGGAGAGTGAACCCTACTACGTTCCCTACAATCAGAAGCGTCAGCTCGAACAGCTCAACGCCCAGCGACTTGAACTCAACATCAAGCGCAATGCCGACGGCACTCCGATGACCGACGCCTCTGGTCGTATTCTCCACTTCATGGACCCGAAGCGCTTCGAAGAGGAGAACCTCATCCGATATGAATGGGCCATCGAGGCCTATTGGTACTACCGCTATCTCTCCCCCGACGGATATATCCTCGAGGAGGGCGCTAGCCCCTATTGGAATGGCGCGGAGTCCTTCCATCCATTCGTTTTTAAGCCCTATCCGTTTATCGACGGTGAGATTCATCCATTCATCTCCGAGGTCATCCCCTCTCAGGAGTATTTCAACTACTATATGGTGGCGCTCGACTTCTATATCCGCAACGCTGCCAAGGGTGTTCTGAAGATTGACGACCAGTCTCTCTCCGACGAGATGCCTATCGAGAGTATCGCCGACCAGTGGATGCGCTCCAACGGTGTCATTCTCTACACATCTAAGCGTGGAGGCAAGGCTCCCGAGACAGCGGTGGCATCGTCCATCCCCGGCGGTTTCGACTACATCCTGCAGCTCTCACGCAGCATGGTCGACGATGTGTCGGGCGTGCAGCCATCCCTTCAGGGTAAGGGTCAGGGCTCGGAGTCCGGCGTGCTCTATCAGGCAAAAGCCACTCAGGCGTCATACTCTATCCTTGACCTTATCGCCTCCTACAACTCCTTCCTTGAAGATGTAGCCTATAAGGTCGTGAAGGTCATAAAGTGCTTCTACACCGGAAAGAAAGAGATCAACATAGCCGGACAGACCATTACCTACGACATGGATACTATCTCCGATGTCGATTTGGAAATATCCATCAGCGAGGATGCCGACGGACCAGTCTATCGCGCACTCACCAATCAGATGCTCCTTACCGAAGCCGACAAGGGACGCATCCCATTCCGTGTGGCGCTCGAGGCGGGCAACTTCCCCAACTCCTCCAAGATTATCTCTATTCTTGATAAATATGAACAACAACTTCAGAATGCGCAGTCTCAGACCCAGCAGCAGGCGCAGCCTCAACTTCAGGCGCAGCCTCAGCCCCAGTCTCAGCTTGCATCATAAACATCAAATGCCATGGATTTGAATGACGGAAACATTAGTAACAACCTTGTGCAGGGAGGTACATCAGTTGTCCTCGTTGCCTATCTAACCAATACCATAATGGAGATGATACCATGGTTGATAGCGGCTATCCCACTGTTAATCGGCGACCTTTATTTCGGGTGTAAGAATGTAGCCCGCCACGGCGGTAAGCTACGACTGACGAAGGCTCTTTCCATGACTATCGACAAGGCCTTCTCATACGTCTGCTGGATTCTCATTTCTACGACTCTCAGCGTAGCCTTCAGCGTCGACGTACTAAAATATATCATCCTCGGGTTCATCTACTTCCGCGAAGTGATTTCCTGCTTCCGCAACTATATGAACTCTAAGGGCTATAACGTAAACGAGATTGAACTCTTCCGACTCCTCTGGCGATTCGTCATCAAGAATGGACGTGAGATGGCCGACGATGCCAGCAAGATTATCACTAAAGAGGAGCCCGACAACAAAGACTCTAAACAATAAACTGATTCTGTACAATGGTTATAAACGTAGATAGAAAATGGAAGAAGGAGACCTACACCGTAGGACGTCTCTATATCAATAACGAGTACTATTGCAACACGCTCGAAGACCGCGTGCGCCGTCTGCCTCAGGAGAAGAAGGTGCCGGGCGAAACGGCCATTCCTGCGGGTAAGTATAATGTCGTCTATACTCTCTCGCCTAAGTTCAAGCGCCGTCTGCCGCGTCTGGAGAATGTCCCTTTCTTCGATGGCATTCTTATCCATCCTGGCAACAGCGCTGGCGACACTCAGGGCTGCATCCTTGTCGGCAAGAACACCGAGGTCGGTCGTCTCACCGACTCCCGAGCCACCAGCGACGGACTCAACAAGATGATCGACGCTGCCATCAAGCGTGGCGAACGCGTCACCATCATCATCGACAATGCCGATTGAACCCTATGAGAAGAGTGTTCTTTTTTCTTATGATAGCGGTCATCCTCGCCGGGTGTAAGGTTCGTTACGTCCCGGTGACGAAGACCGTCACGCGCGTCGAGCATACCGTCGACACTATCATCGAGTATCAGCTCACGCCCTACCGCGACTCCGTTGAGGTCAGCGACA